TAAAAACATCAAAATGAATTAATTAATTAAACGTGGAATAAAAATACATGACAATAAAAGTGATTTTAAATTAGATTTAGACTTACATTAGTTGAAGCATTAATAAGTAGAGAGTAAAGAAGAAAAAATTATTTTAAATGAACTCCCCGAAGTATCAGAATATTACCGCATGACAGAATAATACAGGAATAGCATTTTTAAATCAATAAGATTGTCTTTATAATAATACATGCCAGGCATTGTATTTACTTTGCCGAAAAATAGTACTGATGATTTAAAATGTTTATAGTGGATCAACGAGATCGAAAAGGAAATATACCATAAGGAATAACTAACCTAATGGATAATTAACTCTGAGTGCTAAGTTAGATTGCTATCTAAATTTTGTAAGAATATGTTTCCTAATTATTGGTTTAAGGAGCCAACCACTTATTCAAAAGAATGGTAATAATCATTTAACCATTGTTTATTTGGAATGTAATCACTGAAAGAAGAAGGTGTATAATTAACATAAGAACAATTTCTAGAGAAAATAAGTGCCATTAAAAAAGATCAATTTTAAAAATAAAGAACTTATCAAATAAATAAACTTAGAGGCGTCAAAGGATAAATTGGAGAAACGTAAACATTCAAATAAGTTAAAGATAAGTTTATAGCTAAAGAAACATAAAAGAAATAGGATACTTAACCTTAAATTTTTAAAGGAAAATGTATGAAGAAACTGGGAAATAATTTGTAATAAAAGAAAAGTAATGTATCTATACAGATGAAAAAACACAATCCTATTAAGTAAAGAAAAGAGTAACCAAGAAAACTTAGCGAAAATAGCATCCAATAATTGATAGTTACAAATGTGAAAAAAGATGAATTTGATAAAGCAGATTTCTTTAAATATTTGATCGATGCGTAAGATCGAAAAGAAGAAAAAATAGATCAAAATGGAGTCATATAACGGAAAAAGAAGGTTAATGAATCTTGTTATGGACATAAAGTTTCATTATGTGCATCATCGCAAACTATATATCGTGATGCCTAATTAGGCGAGAAAGTTGAAAAGATGATTTATAAGGAAGAAATGTTGGACCTATTTATCGTCCATATGTTTAAATACTTCTTTGAGAGCCAACCTTGGGGAGATCAATTATTATATTATATGTAATATGATAAGTCATATACATAATAAATTGGAGGTTAATAAATTCTAATCCCAGAGAAACTTGTCTCTTTTATTGATGAACATACTAGATTATCTATAATTATTAATGTATACAGAATACGTGAACCTAGGTGTGTCTTAAATTTAAATAAAACTCCAAATTCTGACTTCAAGTTGGTTATGTCTTATAATTAAGGGGTATGGAGGTATGGAACTTGGACAGCTGATTTTATGATAAAAAATTTTGATGAACATTATAAGAAAAGGAGTATATATGATTTAAATAAATGTTATTATTAAATAGGTCCATCTAACCTTTTCACAGATTTTACACCAACATTTAGCTTAATAGGTTTAGAAGCATTGTTAAATCAAGAAGATTTATTATATGATGACGTGATTCCATTTATAGACATAGGAACAATTTAATTATCTGACCAGCTCCCGTTTTGTTACTCAAAACATTTGCACGAATGTTATGGATATATGTCAGGATAGTTTTGTTATAATTTTAGAGGAATAAAGAAATTTAAAACCGTTAGGAGTATGACTATAATGCGCTAAGAGATAGAGGAATTTTAGAAATATTTTAAATTCATTGATGGGGATAAAGTTAAATATTATGTGGACGTGTCGAAAGAGAATGATATCCCAATCGTTTCAATTAATGGATAAGAATTTGAGCTATAATATTATTGGGATTATGAGGAAGTTAATCTCATATCCAGAATACTTTATTGTATAATACCTGGATTATTTTAAGTAATCCATAAGGAAATTGATACTGATTTAGTTCATGATTATGCAGGATTTCACTTCACTTATAATAAAAAGTATCGTGAGTTAGTTAAACAAATAACTAATTGTGACTATGTATTTGTAGACAAGGATGAAGTTTGTAGGGCAATAACTGATATAACCTACACAGAGCAACCATTTGTGTAATATAACAAGACTGTCAGGACCGATACATAAGTTGACTTACATAGTTTATCAAAAATTCTATGTACTAGAGATCAAAAGTATAAAAGATATGAGCCATTAAAATATAATCCTGTGGGTCTAAACGTTGACCAATGGAAATATAATCCCACAAATAAATTTAGAAATTTAATAAACGAAGGAATGATAAATTTACCCGATGACTTTAATTATGACTAAGACATAGAATTACAATATGACAAGGATATTAGTCTGATCGGAATGTAAGATGATGAGGATTACTCATTTATAAACAAATAAACCATTAAAGAAGTGCTAAATGAAAGTTTATCTGAATCAGATGATGAATGTATATTGAAGGTTTAAATTAAAAAAGATAGATCATGCAAGTATTGGTTGGATAAAAATAAATTTGATGTCTCAAGTAAAAATTTTACGATACATGATCAAATACAAATAGAGGAAGACTTATATGTTGACTAAATTTGTTTGAAAAGTGCCACTTAAAGATTCAATAATTAATTGAATAAGAAAATGAAGGATTATGTTGTATATGTAGAAGGTGAGCGATAAATATGGCATAAAATATGTAAGGAAGAGTTGCTTTAATATAGAACATCTAGATATAATGCTTAAGTAAAAGCTGGAATTCGTAGGAGACATAGTATTGATGTTACATATACTTACCATAATGGTATAGAGGAATGTATTATACCTAGTAATATGTGTGGAAGAGATATAGAATATGATATTTTAGATAAAGGAAAAATTATAAACCCACCAAAAATATTCTATTTGCATCGTTTTATCATAGGATATGCAATGGACTTTAAATATGATTACTATAATAATGAGTGGAAAGAGTGGCAATTTTCCAAAAGAATATCCGATGGTTTCTTAATGAATATTTTTGATACTGTAATATCCAAAACATAACAATTTGATTTGAAAATAAAAACGTTTATATCTATGCGTTACTGGAAACGCAAGGATGAAATAAACCATTA